GCAAGGTCTTGTTTCTTTAAAACTATCGTTCCAGTTTGTGTCCAGAATGAAGTTCCATTTTCCCTTGAGTTCTCGTTTGTTTGTTCGAAAGAGTTAGCTCCTTTTAAGTCGTATTTGTAAAAAGTTAAAGGAGATGCAAAAGCAGTAATCTCATCGTCAGTTCCAAAAGTAGCAGTTCCTAATAAGCCACTTGTATAATTTGAGATGTAGATTGCTATTATCCCTCCAACCGAGTCTTTACAAGGCTCTAATCTTCCAGCAGTAATATCACAAGACATATGTTTAAGTTTTTTGAGTTAATAATATAAAGGGAGGTTTTACCCTCCCCTTATTTAGTTTAATTATCCAGCGTAGTAAACTACGTCAGCACCTACTCCTATTGCAGCAGCAGCAGTAAATCTCATTACAAGTCTTACGTTTTGACTTCCATCAATTGGAGTCATATCAATTACTCTTACTTCGTTGTAATCGTTTAGTAATCCAGTTGCAAAGAAAAGGTTACTAGATTGAGCAGCCATCATTGTATCATCTGACATTCCTCTACCTACAAAGATTGGAATACCACCAAATGATAAGCTTCCTCCTCCGTACCATTGTGTTCCTTTGTTATCAGAACCAGCGTTTGATGTTGCAGCTACAGCAAATCCACCTAAAGCTCTAATGTATAATTTAGCAGCTTTGTTAGATACGTATAACTTTAAATCTTCTTTTCCGTAAAGTGCGTTTGGAATTAAATCCACAACTCTTTGCATTTCATCAATAATGTTAGCAGCAGTTAAAGCAATTGGGTTAGATACATCTAATACTGTTGCATCAGCAGCAGCAAGAGTTTCTAATCCGTTGTATTCTCCAGCTTGCGCTCCACCTAAATTTCCAGTCCAGATATTAGTTTCGTTTGCAGCAGCAACTTTAGATGCTACGTGTCCTACTAAATAATCAGCGAATGATGATGGTAATCCGTTTGGATTGAATGCAGAATATCCCATTTGAATTGACTCCCAAGTGTTGATAAAGTCAGACTTACATAATTGTAAGTTTACTTGGAATTCTTCTGGTTGAATAACTACTTCAGTTAAGTTTACGTTTGAAGAAGCAGAAAAATCACAAGTTCCATCTGCGATTAAGCTACCAGTTTCAATTCTTTGGATAACTGATTTAAATTTTACGTTTGGCATAACTTCTACACCACCGTCTTCGATTGTACTTGCGCTCAATAAAGCAGCAGAAATGTACTTTCCTGCGAATTCACCAGCATATGTGCTAGTAATGTTTACAGTTGTTGCTAGGTCTATCTTATTTGACATAATTTTGGTTTTTAATTTTTAGTTTTTAAATAATTTAGCAAATACTCTATCTTGAGTACTCATTGGTTTGTTTTGAGCGTAAAGGTTCATTTCTACTTCTCCTTTAGACTCTGGGTTATGTTTGATTGGTTTTACATCAGCAGATAATTCTACTTCTGTTTCTTCGGAACTTAAGTCTTCTTTATCTTCGTACTTGGCTTTTAATTCTTCCATAGCATCTTCAAGATATTTCATTCTTTCTTCCATTTTACTCATATCCATTACTTCTTCTTCTTCAGCAGCTTCAACTTCTTCCACAACTGGTGCTTCTACAACTTCTTCTACTACTTCTTCAACTGCTTCTTTAACTTCAGAGATAATACCATCTTCTTCAACGATAACTGTAAAGCCATCATCTAAAAGGTACTCTCCCTTTGGTACTGCAATTCTTTCATCTTCATCAGTAATGATAAAGATTTCTTTACCAGCTTCAAAAGAATCAGCTTCAAAGCGAGTTCCGTTTTCCAACTTTCTCTCTTCTAACTGAACTTCTAAACCTAGTAATGTCTTAACTTTGTTAAGGGTTTCTTTAGAGTTCATATATATTAATTTTAAGTATTTACTTTTTTATAAAACAACTTTAGTTATTTGTTGTTGTAAATTCGTTATGGATGTGCTGTTAAACAAGCTGTACAATCGTTATAAAGCGTTGCAGTGTCTACGTGTTGCTCTCCACTTGGTTTAACTTCTAATACTGTATAACAGTTGCTATGACCAGTATTTTCAAATTCTAAATAATACACATTACCTACAACTAATTGTTGATTATGTAAATGTATTTCTTTTTGCATACTATGACCACATCTTTGTACTTTGTAATAATACTCATCTCCTATAGGGGCTTCTCCACTTGTTTTACCTATACCTTGATTTTGTAAATCTCCGTTGCAACATTTAGAATTGTAAGTATTGTCTTTACATAAACAACCTCTTTTACCACCTTGTGGACTAGTTCTACTTTTTGTTGGTCTCTGATTCCTTGAGTACATCTATTATTTCGTTTAGTAGTTTATCGTCTTCGCTTAATTGGTCTTGTTGTTTATCTTGTGGCCTATTTAGTTTGTCTGCAAAGTAGCCTTCTATAGAAAAGCCTTTTACTTTACCTTCTTTTACATAGTTGTTCCAAATATCATCGTTATCAACTTTCATTGCAACCATCCAAGTACCTAAAGGCATATCTAAACCATACTTACGAGATTTGTCGTGTACATCATCCTCTACTAACCAAGATTCAACTATAGTCATACCAGATAGTTTTTCTTCTGTGTGTTCTAATGTTGCTTGTCCTTGATTACCTCGTTTTAAAAACATTTGTGATGCTTTTGCTACTGTATCTTTAGAGAAGTAGATGTAAAACTCATTTTCTCCATTCTTACGATAAATAGGTCGTTCTGGTATAAGTGCTGCACCTATAAGTAGTCTTTTTTCTTTACTTATTTCTGCAAGTCTTATTTGGTCTTGGTTTTTAAGTGCTATAAAATCTTCTTCTATTGCTGGAGACTCAACTACTGATATAGCTTCTATGCCAGATAGTTCTTCGTTCTCATCTATTATTAATTCTATTATTTCCATAGTCTTTTTTTTATAAACAATAAATTTTGGTTTTTGTTATATTATCCTAGTGATGCTCCTTGTACTATATTGTTTTGTAGGCTTTGTGCAGTTGTAACATCTTGACTCACAACAAAAGCTTGTACTGGTGCTTGTTGTCCTAATGCAGAAGCTATTTGGTTTGTTGTACTTGTACCTAATATATCAAACGATGGTGTTTGTGCTGTTGCTGGGCTTCCAGCAGTTGTAGATACATCTGGTATATTTACAGTTGAACCACTTACACCTAATTTAGAAGTTGCTTCTTTTGAAGCTTTCATTGCTGATTTAATTGTTTTGATAATTCCTACTGCTTGTACAGCATAACCAAGAATCAAAGGAATGTTGGCTGGAAATGCAACAGATGACGCTGTTTTGGCAGCACCACTTGATATATCAACTCCAGCTTCTGCACTTTTCATAACTGTTTTAGTTGCAGATTGTTTTGCTGAAAATAATGTAGCTTTCATTTCCATTAGCATTTCTTTAGCTAAAAGTATTTGTTTAGCTATTAAAATTGACTTGCCTAATTTAGATTCTGCTCCAGCTATTGTTACTGCATCAGCAAAGGCTTTATCTTGTATTGCCTTTTTTTCTGCTGCTATCTTTTCTGCTGCTGCTATTTCATCTGCTATTTTTTTATCTCTTTTTAATTTGTCTGCTTCATCAAAAGTAGCTTGTTTTTCTTCAATAGCTGCATCTCTTGCTGCATCAAGTTCATCTACAGCTAAATTGTTTAATATAGCTTCTTCTCTTAAAGCTGCATAATGTTCTCTTAATTTTTCTAATTCTAAAGCTCTTTTGTCTTCTTCTGTTACTGCTTCTGCATCTTGCAATGTTTTTTTAAAATCAGCTAATGCAGTTAATTCTGCTTTTTCTTCTGCTGTTAATGCAATTATTTGACTTGTAACTTCTTTTTGTTTTGTAAGTCTTGCAGTTTCTAATTGTATTACTTGTGCTTTTAATCTTGCTTCTTCTTCTAAATCTTCTTTAGTAGTACCAGCTAATGCGTTTTCAGCTTGTTTAGTTTGAAGTCTTATTTTAGCAGCTTGTATTTCTTTGTTAGTGATATCTTCTTCTAACTTACCAGCTTCTTCTAAAAAACCTATTCTTTGTTCTACTGAAAATTGTTCTCTATCTACTGCTTGTTCTAGTAACTTGGCTCTTTGTCTATCTGCTTCAGCTCTATCTACTATTAATTGTCTTTCTAATTTATCTGCCTTTGCTCTTTGGTCAGCAATATCAGCAGCTATTTTGCCTTCTCTTATTATTTCATCTGCAAGTCCTTTAACTGATTCAGATGTTTTGTCTATAGTATCTTTAATTCCAGTTAATGTATCTATGTAAGAACTACCAGCAGATTTAGCATCATCCATTGCACCAGCAAAGTCTCCACTAAATACTTTTTTAATTGCACTACCTAAAAAGCCAATTGTATCTATTGCAGCTTCAAATCTGTTTGTAATGTTTTCAACTATAAAGTCTTTAAACTTTTCAATAGCATCTAAAGGGTTTGTAAAAGCATCTATAATTGCATCTCCAAGACTAGCAAGTATATCTACCAAATTACCAGTAACAGAACTTATAACAAGCATTATTTTATTAAACTTGTTTTGTCCTTCCTCTGTGTTTGTAAACGCAGCACCTAATGCACTTACAGCTAAAACTAATGCACCAATACCAGTAGCAATTATTGCCACCCTCATAGACTTAAAACCAGTTATAACATTCTTTAGACCTTGCTTTAAACCTTTAAATTTAGTTATCAATCCTCCAGATGCTTGGTCTAAACCACCAAGTGAGTTATCTAAATCTTGTGTGTCCTTTGTAGTTTCTTTTATAGAATCATCTAACTTATCTACGCTTTTAACTGCTTTAGAAGTGTTAGCTTCAAAATTTAAGATATACTTTTCTGCCATTTTATTTGTCTTTTAATTTGTTTGAATCCTTCTTTAAATGTTTCTGGCATTTTGTTTTTGCCTTTTGCTATTTCTATAGTTTCACTTACTCCGTAAAACTCATCTATGTTTAATAATTTTATTACTATCATTATGTTAATACGCTTGGTGTGTAAGCGCTTTGTTTAGTTATTAATTCTAATTCACTTTTGTTAGTTAGTAAATTAGTTCTTATGCTATTTATATAATACTCTTGTCCGTTTACAATAAACACATCATTTAGTTCATAGTTTAAAACTATTGATGAGGGTAATTGAGCAGTAAACTTTACAACTCTAGCTTGTTCTTCAAAAAGCTTAACTATGTATTGAGAATAGAATCTGTTAAACAAACTATTTTCATTTACATTACCAGTATATTCATTATACTCAATTCCAAAGTTTAAAGTATGGTTTCTATCTGGACTAACATTAGAAGGCGCATTGTATTGGTCAAATTGACTTAATGTAATTGGGTAATCTGCTACATCAATTAAATCATTAAAAAACATATACGGACTACCTAATGTAGTTTTACTTTCTGCATCTACCCACCAACCATAAACAATTCCAGTCAAATCATCATTCTCATCAATTATGTTTATTAATTGACTACGTTGCCCATCTACTTGTACATCATAGCTTTGACCATCGTATTTTTCTGGTGCAGAATAGTTGAGGTTTCCAAACTGTTGGCTAAACTGATTTAAATATCTTAAAGATGTTTGCGTAACAGATGTAGAATAATTAAAATTTATTCTTGAATATGGAATTGGTCTGTCTATAGTATTAGAATCTATAACTATATATTTAGATATATCGTAAGTATTGTTAATAGACATAAAGTCATCAAAAGTTTCTACATATATTTTACTTGAACCTCTTTTAGTATATGCTGTTAAATTAAACATTTTAAACAAAGACGTCAAGTAGTCTATCACTTTCATTTTAGGTAAGTAATCTTGTACATAAATATTACTTTGTAAAGAAAATGCAGAATAACCAAAAGTACCAGTATCAACAGTACTTCCATCAGAGCGTAGTTTTCTAGTTATAAATATACCAGTTGGTTTAGCTTGAAATAAAGTTCCTAAATTTGTAGTTGCATTTATTCTAAATTGTAAATCATAAGTTCTTGATGATAAAGTTCCACTTGATAAATCACGAAGTGTAATATTAAAGTTGTTTGCGCTTGTAATTTTAGTTTGATAATCTAATAACTCGTTAGTAGGTTTATCTATTGTTATAATTTCTAACTCTCTATCTGCGCTTGTTTGAAATGTTATTCTTATTGTATATAAATATTCATCACTAATAACTAAATCCCCTCCACTTAAATAGTTAGTTCCACTATCATAAGTAAAATCTGCAAATGTTAATTTTTTGTTTTTTTGTAAAGTATTAACTCCAAAAGTAGGTGGAACTGTTTCTGGTGCTGTAATAGGAGATTTTTCCCTATGCATCCATAAATATAAATCTTCAAAAACATCACTATTAAAAAAGCTAGTTATACCAGTTTCATCTGCCATATTAAACTCAATATTATATTGTGTTTGTATCGCTTCAATTATTCTTTTACTTTTTATTGCTGGTTTTAATTCCGTTTGTAATTCTGTAAAGAAATTAACATTATGTAAATTAGGTGTAGTTATTGTGTTTGTAGAATCATAACTATAATAATTTTCTAAAGTAATTAAAGGCACAATTAAATTTCTATTAAACTTGTCTGTAGCAACTACACCAGCACTTTGTAAACCATCGGTAAAAGCGTTTCTAAAATCATTTGTAGCTGCATCAAAACTAATGTCATATGCAGATAATGGATTTAAAGCGCTTAATGTTTCATCTCCAAATATATCTTTAAGACTTGAAGTATTGCCAAAGAACACCACCTTATAAGCGTGTGCTTTGTTGTTTTTCATAGATACAGAATCTAACCTAATCTTACCTACTTTGAAATCTGCTCCATCTAGTTTTATAATAGCATCTACTCTAAACCTAGCATCATAACCATTTACTATATCGTTGTTGTAGTAATGCTTAAATATCTTATTGTTAGTAGAGGATGCTGGTAAGTTAAACTGCTGACTAAAAGGAGTAAACACCAAAGCAATATCACGAATGTTTTGTTGAGTGTCTGTAAGAGTAATTGCTTCATCTTTAAATAAATCAACTCTAACATTATCTATATATAATTCTAAATTCATTTATCTTATGTTGTTTATAGTATCAAATGCAAAGCTTACGTCTATTGTGTAGTTTATTAAACTATCAGTAAGACTTGTTTTATAGTCTATATTGTTGTTCTCAATATTTACAGCTAATGTTTTTTCTTTGTATTCTATCCATACTTTATCACTTAAAAATAGTTGTTTGAATATTTCGTTATTGCTTTCTGGATAATAACCACTATTTAAAGTAAGTCTTTGGTTTGCGTTTTTAGATAGTAATCTAACTTGTGCATTATACGTTTCGTATGTTCCGTTGTTTATTATGTTAGATTTGTATTTGTCTTTTTCAGTAGTCATTGCAAGTTTAGAATTCTTAAACATCCATATATCTTGATATGCTCCAAACTTATTTATAAAGGTTAGTTTGTAAGGTGTGTATTTACATTCGTCTATGTTGTCTATTTTAATTATAGTCAATCCCTCAACACCACTAACTAAAACCTCATCAACTGGGAATAACTCAAAGTCATCTTCAAACTCGTTAATACAAGCATTGTCTTCAAATGTACCTCCATCTAATTCTACTCTTTCTTCAAAGCTATCTGCTCCATTGACACCATTACTTACATAAACAATCTGGTCTTGTATTTTAAGACCAACGCTAGGAAGCCAAGAATATACTTGTTGTCCTTTATATAAAAATGCAACAGAGTTAGTGTTTTCATTATCTACTGGTATTCTTATAGGAGCATCGTGTAACTTTAGTATTGTTGTGTTTGATTGTAAGTAGCCTTGCAATAGTTGAGGGTTTGCACCTTCTTCAAAATATCCATAACCATAAAATGCTCTTAATCCTAATACATCTACTGGTGGAGCAAGTATTGGACCTACTAATGTTTCTGAAATTCTATAATCAACATACATTGTAGTATTATCGCCAGAACTTGCTGTTAAACTTGGATATATTCCATTAAATGCTGCTGGGATATAGTCTTTTATTAACTCTGCTATTTCAAAGTTTACTTTTTCGTTTATAGCTGTTGAGGTTAATGTGTATTGTGGACTTCCTAGCCAAGTTGTTTCTGCTGCTCCTACATATATTCTTATCTCAAGCTTTGCGCTTACCAAGTTAGTAGTTGATAGGTTTACGAAGTAAGGACTTCTTACGTTTATTTTACTCATTGTTGTTGTCTTTAAATATGTCTGTTATGTCTTGTGCAAATGCTTTACTTAATAATTCTGGATATCTATCAAAGGCTGCTAAAAATGGTTTTGTAAAAAACATACTAGGTTTTATCCCTTGTGCAAATATGCTTCTTTGTAATATAAAGCCTATTGTTCTATAGTTACCCTTTTTAAACTTTCCTTCTTTATCTCTTAATCTTATGTTTCTTTTTTTAGCCCAATCAGCTATAGGTTGCATAGGTGGTCTTTTGTTTCTAAAACTATAAGGACTATTACCTCCTTTTTGTTTACCACCTTTAACTAAACTAGGATTAGCACCTTTAACACCTTTATCTAAAAATGTTCCGTACTCATCCATTATAAAAGCTAAATCAAAGTTTCCATTCTTCTCATCTAATTTGTAATGAATACTATTATATAAGTCTTTACTTACATTGTGTTTTTGTTTAGTAAGATTAGACCTTGATTGTTGTACTACATACTTACCAAAAGATTGTAACTCTGTTTGCAAGTTCTTTAACATATAGTCATATCATTAGGTATTAGCACATCAAATGTAACTGTCCATCCAGCTAACTTGTTTTCAAATCTATCTACAAAAGGCTCTAACGTAGGGTCTCCACTTAATTGGTATTTGTCTACATATAAGTCTCCTCTTAATAATAACTCTAGTAGTCTATTAGCTACTGCTAGTTGTGTGTTAAATACATCTTGTTCGTTGTTGTTACCTCTAAACTCTTCTATTGTTCCATCTGCATAATTTTTATCAAAGTCATATACTATGTCCATACATAATAGAGATATGTTAAAGCTCCATACGTTACCTTGCATAGTTGCACTATTTACCATAAAGTGTGATAATGGAAATATAGTCTGTTTGTTTAAGTCTACATCGTATATGTCTCCATAGGTAACTGTATTGACAAAGTCATCTAGTTGCAGTGTTTGTCTTATCTTTTCGGATAGATTATAAAATCCTTGCATATTATTGTGATTTACGTTTTATCATTCTTGTTTCTAATTCTGCTTTTTCTTTTTCAAATGCCAAGTACATTAAACACTGGTGTAACGGAAGTCTTGCAACTTCTTTAAATCTTGTAATGTCTCCTTGAGCAAGTGTATATAGTTCTGAATAGCTTCCCCATTTTCTTGAGAAATTTGACCTATCATCTGTTCCTTCACTACTTCTTTCTCCAAATAACTCGGTATATAGTTCAGCAATTCGTTGGTTAAATTGTAAAAAAAAACCATAGCACCTAATACAACACTCAATGGCATTTGTTTCATTACCTCGCTGTACTTGTGGCTTCCTTCATATTCTTCTATGAGATACTTATGTCCTTGCTTTTGTTTAAGTGGTCTGAATAGTACAGCCATTGCTTTATGCATATTACCCCATTCATTTATATAGCTTGTAACGTCTTTATTTTCTCCATAGGTAATTTCATCTAGGTTTGGTATAAAACCATAAGAAACACCATTTAAATTGAACGTAGGAATAAACTTATGTTCTTGGTCGAATAGTTTATTGATGTGATTGATTAAGTAATCTACATCTTTGTCTTTAATCTTACCTAGCTCTTTTGTGTTTATGTTGAGGATGCATTTAAGTAAATCATCATTACTTGGATTCTCTATAAGTAAGAAATCTTGATAGTCTTTTAATGATACTTCCTTTAGTGTACTTGGTATAGAAACTTCTATTTGCATAAAGTGTTTTTTATAAAACAAAAAAAGGATTACTTTGTATAAAGCAACCCTCTTTTCTAACTATCAACCTAAAAATTATCTTAATGTCTTATGTAAATGTAAATATAATTCTTCTATTTTTTTATGTAATTTCTTATCTTGTCTATATGTTTCTTTTCCTTTTTGTATTCTACCTTCTCTATGTATTTCTATTAAGGCATCTGGTTTTCCTGTTTTAGACAATGGTTTTATTATGATCTTAATTTCATTCTTAAAACACCAACTAATAGCTTCTCTTACGTTTCTTGTCATTTAAACAAGTTAATCATTATTGCTGGAATAAACATAGTAGCTAATAAACAAATTATTTGATATATTCTTGTATATAGTTTTCTATAGTAAATGTTATCTGTGTATTCTTTTAATGTGTATACTTTTGTTGTGTTGTTTTTGTATACTGTTACCTTGCCTTGTTTTACCTCTACCATATCTAAAATATTAAGTTATGTATAATAGATTCAAGCGATAATAATACTACACTTGCAATTAATAATACAAATGAGAATAATAATAATGTTAAGTAGTGTTTTAGTTTTTTCATTGTTTTGTTTTGTTTTATTTATGCTGTATAAATCTATCTTAAATTTCTTACTAAAGGATAGTTACTAACACATTTTCATACTTTTTAAGAAACATTCTCAATGCAGATATTTTACTAAACTACATTTACTAATGCTTTCGATTTATTACAACATTTCAAATAACTAATTAATTATACAGCTAATATACAACGCATTTACTTATTAACAACAATGTTTATTAAATTTTAACAAAACTTTAACATTTCTTTAACATTTAGTAAATGTAATATTGACCCTTATTAGGATTCTCTAATTGTGAAGTGATAGCATACCTCATCGCATCTATACAATGGTTAAAAGCATCTATTGGTTTGTTAAGTGTTTCTCCTTCTTTGTTCTTTAACCAAATGTAGTTCTGTAGTTCTTTAATTAGATTATGACTTCTATTAGTTATATAGATTTCATTTTGATTGATGAGGTTGATACCATACACTATTGAGACTTTACCTTTCTTTACTGGCATTACCATATGACCATAGCTTGAAAGTTCTGCAATACTTTTAGGTTCTGCTGAATCTGCATATATGATTTCTTTTGCTTGGTGTGTTTTAAGTAAGTTGCTTATCTGACTATTTAGTAATCCTCTTTGGTAGATGACCTCATCAAATATATAAGCATTGTTGTATTTATAAAGTGCTATTAAAGTAGAAGGGTCATTAGTATAACCAAAATCCATTCCATAACAAAGTAGTCTTGCTTCTTCTGGTAAGTCAATAGGCTTCCAGTCTTTTATACAAGCACCTTCTAAACTTCCTATTTCTCCTAGTCCGTATACATTCCACCAGTTATTCCAATATGTAGATGACTTTGCTTTTTCTTTAGCTTTCTCTATGTCGTTTATAATTGTGTCTGGTAATGCTTCATTGTCTAAATAGGTTAGCTTTATAAAGTCAGCATCATCTTTACCTTGTAGTTCTGTATGCGCCCAGAATGATGAGGTTGGGTTAAAGTCAATCCATATATCTCCAGATGTTCTTATTGCTAATTGGTTGTAAGCTTCGTAAGGTATGTTGTTAGCTTCGTTTACATATAACGTGTGTCTTCTTGCTCCTCTTAATTTATCTGCTGATTCAACACTAAAGAACTCTATGTAACTTCCGTTTGCAAACTTATACTTAAGCATTGATTTATTATACTGTACGTCGTTATAACGATTAGTCATCATCATAATCTTTAGGAAGTCTTTTAAAGCACCTCTACGTAAATGTGGTATACTTTCACTAACTACGCTTATTTCTAAGTTAGATGATCTTAAAGCTCTATCAATAA